ATGACAAAAAAAGAGTTTGCAAAAGTATTATTTGATAACGGAGTTTATTCTTCTAAAGCAGAAGCTGAAAGAAATATTGAAACTATCTTTTCTTTAATGGAAGAATGTATTATTAATGATGGTTCTTTCAGTATTACAAACTGGGGAAAATTGGAAGTAGTAGAAAGAGCTCCAAGATTAGGAAGAAACCCTAAAACTGGGGAAGAAGTAAAAATTCCTTCTAGAAAATCCATCAAATTCAGACCAGGAAAAGCATTTTTGGAAAAATTGAACTAATAATATCTATATCAAAACAAAGTTCAAAGGGAGAAACGTACTCCCTTTTTTATTTTTTAGGAAATTATAAATGGAAAAGGAAGGAAAAAATATTGCTATTTTTTGAAAGCAAACCTTTCTTTTATCTTGGAGAAAGAGAAAATCTATTTTTGGGCATGCGAAAAAGCCTAATAGAGTTATTAGGCTTTGGAAGAATATGAGATATAGAGTTCTTTCTTTTTCAAAGGGCAAAGTCTAGTTTTGCAAGTAATAGGGAATTTATGGGAATGCCCACAGCAAGGACATTGAAAGGAAGATTTCTTGTAACAATGGGATCACCTTCTTTCTGTAATTTTGGGTGTGGTAACTTTATTTTACTGTGTTGATTTTAGCGACTGGTGGAGTGTATTTATTTTTAAGGAATAAATATAAGAAAAATAAGCTAAAAGACTTGTATAAACAAGCAAAAAAAGATTTAAAAAAATAAAAAAAGTTCTTTATTTATGTGGCTACATATATTATTATATATTCAAGAGGGGAGGAATGTAAATGAAAAATGCATTCTTGGGAGATAATCATAATGATATGTGCCACAATAGAGTACATTATAAAAATTGCAAAGTGGCTGATCAAAGTGATTAGGAGGTTCAGAGGGCGTTAGCCCCTTTCCTCCCCTCCCTCTTGACAAACAAAAGGAGGTAAGAATATGTATGACAAGTGGTGGGAAATAGCTTTCAAGATATTTGTAGTGGTAAAAACTATAGAGTATCTCTATAAGCTTTATAAATGGATTAAAAATAAAAAAAATAAGGACTCTTAACATAATAGTTTAGAAGTCCTTATTTCAATGCATTCTTGGTAACTCTATATTATCCTGTTTTTTCAAAAAAGTCAAGGAGAAAAAATATGGAAGGAAAAAAGAGCAAAATGGGGCGACCTACAGACTCTAAAAAAAATCTAATGTTAAGAATTAGATTAGATGAAGAAACATATAAAAAACTTGAAAAACTTTCTAAAATTGAAAATGTTTCCATGTCCGAGTTTGTCAGAAACTTCATAAAAGTTCAGTATAAGAAAAAATTCAAATAAGAAGAGCCATACGGCTCTTTTTTTATTTTAGAGGAAAAAATAAAATGTTTGAGCTAATTGGGAAGGTTCTTGTGATACTGGAAGCTATGGAGTGGATTGTAAGATTCATAAAGAAGAAGGAATTCTTCTATTTTTAGAAAAATATGAAAAATAAAGAGTGAAAGGAGCAGGAATAAAATCCTGTTCTTTTTTTATTTTTCTTGTATTTTCTTCAGAAATTAGCTAAACTATGAATAAAGAAAAAAGAAAGGAGTTATCAAACTATGAATTGTGAAAATCGTCTATTTGGTAAAATTGCTTTTATTACAGGAGCTACAAGTGGGATTGGAAAGTCAACAGCTATTGCTTTCGCAAAAGAAGGAGTTAATCTTATCTTAACTGCCAGAAGAGAAAATCTTCTACTAGAATTAAAAACATTTTTAGAAAAAGAGTATCATATTCAGGTATTCACTCTTCGATTAGATGTCAGAAATGCAGAAGATGTAAAACGAAGTATAGAAATGTTACCTCTCTCTTGGAGAAATATCGAAATTTTGGTGAACAATGCCGGTCTTGCCCTTGGATTAGATAAGGAATATTTAAATAGCTCAGACGACATCGATACGGTAATCGATACCAATGTAAAAGGTATGCTCTATGTGACAAATGCTATCATTCCTCTTATGCTTAGTCATAAAAAAGCTTCCATCATTGTGAACTTAGGTTCTGTTGCCGGAGATTCTGCCTATGCAGGTGGAGCTGTTTATTGTGCAAGTAAAGCAGCTATTAAAATTTTGAGCGATGGCTTACGAATAGATTTAGTAGATACTCCCATTAAAATTACAAATATAAAACCGGGCATAGTAGAAACTAATTTCAGTAATGTTCGATTTAAAGGAGATGAGGAAAGAGCTAGAAAAGTATATACCGGAATTCAGTCTTTAACCCCGGAAGATATTGCTGATACCATTGTCTATATTTGTAACCTTCCGGATAATGTACAAATCCCTGAAATTACCATGACACCTATGCACCAAGCTGATGGACTTCACATATACAAGAATGTTAATTTGAACACTTTTTAAAACTTTGCGGAGAAAAAAATTACTAATTCTCCGCATTTTTTATTTTTCGATTAAGAAAGATTGATAAATTACCTCCAAAAGCAATATGATATTTTTTCTCAAAAGGCTCTAGTAAAATTTCTCTTTCTATATCAAATTGTTCTTTAAACTCTTTTAGATTTTCTACTGTAGAAAAAATTTCAGTATGATCTTTATACGGAATAATTTCGTAATTATCCCATATAAACTCTTTTACTTTATCAGAATAATCTAAAATATAATGGAAGTTCTTAGCATTCCCTTCAAAAGATACTTTGCTTTCTAATATTCTTCCTAAAGCTCCTTCTACTAAATTGTATTTTTTAGTGAGCGAATTTAAATTATACCCACTTGCATGTATGTTATAAAACAGCTTCAATTCAGAATATTTTTTTACACTTGGATAATCTTTTAACATATCTTCAACTGTATATCCTATCTTTTTATAAGGAATTCTTACGGAAATTTCTAAATTTATTTTCTTTTCTCGTAAAAATACTCTGCCTGATAAGATTGGTAGCATTTCTCGTAATTGTTTCCTAGTAAAAACTCGAATCGCTTTATCGTATATTATCATTTTTCCCTCCACTAAAAAATCAATACAAATTAGTCACAATATAAAACCTAAAATCATTGATCATTCTCACTTCATAAATAATCAGGTCTAATATCTCTTTTAACTTTATTCTATCCTTTGTATTTTGCAATTTTTCAAGGTACTTTTTAAGCGATTCTACATTTTCTTCTTTCAATTTTCTTTTCTTTCTTTGTTCATGTTGTATTTGAATCGTTTGTATCTCTTGTTCTAGACTTTTTTCTTGTTCTTTTATTTCTTTTGAAATCGTTTCAAAAATTTCTTCCGAAACAATACCATTTAGATATTGCTTTAACAATTTATTAAATTGGTCTTTTAATTTTTCCAATTCTTTTTTTAAGTAAACTTCTTTTGAAACTTTAATTTCTGCTTCTTCAGATTGTTCTACAGAATTCAATAAACACATTTTTTCAATATTTGCTATCAATTCATTAATTACTTCATTTTCCAGTTTATGTAAATTATATGCTTTTGTATTTTTCTTACTATTCTGATAATATGGTTGTTTTCCATTTAAACAAGGATATAACCTATTTCCGTGATAATCAAAAATAGATGATAATAAATAGCTCCCTTTATTATACTGTTTTCTAATCCTTATTTTTAAAAGAATTGCAGCTTTCTGAAATAATTCGTCAGAAATAATAGATTGATGTATCCCTTTTATAATTTTGTAATCTTTATGTACCACTCTTTTATCTCTTATCATTTCTGTTTGATTATCTTTTATATACCCAATATAAATTGGATTTTGCAACATTCTTCTTACTTTTTTATAATCAAATCCATAAGAATTTGCTATTTGAGTAACTCCTTCTCCATTGCAAAATCTTGAGAAAATATTTTTTGTTATATTTACAGTATTCTCATCGATCTGTAATTGTGTGTTTACAATCTTGTATCCTAACGGAGCTTGTCCGCCTGTCCACAGTCCTTGCTTTCTAGAATATGATTTTCTGAACTTTATTCTTCTTCCAACTCTTTTCCTTTCGTAAGAATTTAGCATTGCTCTCATATCAGTAGAAAATTCCATATCGATATTGTCCTCTGTCAATCTTCCTTCTTGTAAAGAATATAACTCTTTACCTAATTCGAACATACGGTTTATCATCATCTTATAAGTAATAAAATCTCTTGTACTTCTAGACAGTTCCCATAACACAATTCCATCAAATAAATCATCTTCCATATCTTCTTGCATTTTCAAAAATTGTTTCCTGTTGGACTTTGCTCCCGAAGCAATATCTTTGTAAGTTTTTACCACCTCCATGTTGTTTTGTTTACAATACTCCAAGCATTCTGCAAGTTGAGCTTCTGGGTTTTGGAAATTCGTGGATTCTCTAACATAGATTACTACTCTCATTTTCTTCCTCCTCTCTATGAAGAGTTTCCAGAATTTTCTTAGCAAATACTATCATTTCATCTTGACTTATTTTATCATTTTTTACAATCATTCTCTAGTCCTCCAATAAAAAAAAGAGAGTTTTTCATCTCTTTGCCTAGAATTTATTATTTATAATGACTTATTTTTTTCGCTTCTCCATAATTTTTATATCCAATTTTGAAATATTGATATTTACTTTGGTAATATCACTGTTTTCAGAAAATCTCTTTTTTCGATTCATAACCAGTAATTCGTTTCTCGAGATTACAATTAAATTTTCTTTTGCAAAATTTAATTTGTTTTGATCCGCGAAAATCACGACATATCCTTTTGGAACTTTCTTCTTATGATACTTTTCCCACATAACAGATCCTTTGGGTCTCCATCGTTCTGGCCAAGTTCCTTTATCCTGTACTTTAATTAGAACATAACCATCTTCATCAACTCTTTCATACCCGACTGGTTTATAATTTACAGGAATGTGTCCTTTCTTAAAAGAGCACCTATTTGCTTTACAGATGCTTTTTGTACCTTTATTGTATGGGATACATCCCTTTGTAAATTGACTACATATTTCATTTCTTATTCCATTATTTTTTAAAAAAGCCCGAATTTGACTTCGTTTTAAATCAGATTGGAACTTAATATTAAACAATTCTGTTAATTGAAAGGTAGTAATACCTTTTGCATTTTCTATGATAAATTGTCTTTCTTCCTCTGTATATTTATGTGCCATTATTGCCCCTCCAACATTTTTGGAATGTCTGTAGCTTCTTCTCCTTCAAGCTCGTATCTTTTTGTTTTCAACTTTTGAGCTTCTAGGATAATCGAAGCATTTCCCGTGATAGAAGTTGCAATTTTAGATATCGCGGAGGCTCTCTTTATTTCTTGGCTTAGTTGCTCGTCTGTTAAATCCTCATCAGATAAACGCTCTAATTGGGCAAATAAGTGATTGTTTAAATCTGCTAAAGTATTTTTCATTCTTTCTCCTCCTAAATTTTAAACTCTCCATTTATATCTTTAATAGTACTCTTTGACTTTTTCAATCTAAGAATCTATTATGCTTATCTTTTAACCTATCCTTATTTAATGTTGTATATATCAGTGTAGTTTTAATATCTTCATGCCTTAGTAGTTCTTTTACATCTTCTAAACCTAACCCTCTATCTAATGCTTTCGTAGCAGCTGTTCTTCTAAATCTGTGAGGGTGTACATGAGTCACTCCTGCTTTCTTCCCTATTTTTTTTATGAGAGCATACAAACTAGAAGCATCATAAGGTTCTCCTGCTTTCTCTCTAAATCTTTTATTTTTCCCTCGAATAAATAAAAAAACCGATTTTGATTCTCTCTCTTTTTCTATATATTCAATTAAAGCAAGTAAAGCTTTCGCATTTAAAAATCCATATCCTAATTTCTTTCCTTTTCCAATAGTACGAATACTTCCTTTTTCAAAATCAATATCTGAAAGTTTTATTTCTGCTAATTCTTGTCTACGAAACGCTGTAGAAATTAGAATTTCAATAACTGCTTTTTCTAAACAGCTTGAACATGCATTTCGTAATTTTTCAATTTCCATATTAGAAAATGGTAATTTTTCAGAAGTATTTCCTCGAATCGGTTTTATTCTTGTTACAGGATTCGTTTTTATAAGACCTTCATCTACTAAAAATTGAAAAAATGTCTTTAAAAATCGTCTTATATTATCTAAATATGTTTCTTTTACAGATGAATTTTTAGAAATAACTGTGGCAATATAAAATCGGACATCTTCTGTAGTTACGTCTAAAAAATTCTTCTTTATAACAGAGTCAAATCTCTCCAAATTATCCTTATAGACTTTTAAAGAGTTTTCTGAAAGATTTTCAATTCTTTTTCCAATAAAAAATTTTTTCCAAAGAAATTCATTCGTATTTTCCGAAACAACAACTTCATATTTCCCTTTTTTGACTAAATTATACTTTGATAAAGCCAATGAGAATTGAGACCTAAGCACTAGTAAAATATGTTCCGGAAGATCCAGTTTTGATTTTACAGAAAATATAAAATCATTTAAAACCATTTCCTTTTCTTCTACTTTATTCAATCTTCTCTCCTTCTTTTTCTTCATCTAGGTAATATACAAGTCCAAATTCTCCCAAAACTTTTTTTGCGTGAAAAGGTTCTATTTTGGATACTTCTGATATTTCCATAAAATCGTTATTTTCATTAAAAACATGATAAAAAGTTTTCGCTTTTCTTGTTAAAGCATCACACTGAACCACTATGGCATTCACTCCACGAAGTGCTAGATTGAATAGTAAAAAAGGAATTGTTCTATCTGTTAATTCTTCACAGATATAAAGCCTGTCGTTTGGATTAAAATGTAAGATCCCATACTGTTCTCTCGCTACATTCCAGTTTTGTATAATAATACCGCCTGTCCCACATGCAGGTTCATATATAATGCCCTCTGTTTTCCGATTTAATCTAATCAACAAATTTCCTATCGAATTTGGAGTAAAGTCTTGTTTATTATTTTTTCTATCGGCATGTTCGGATTGAAAGTATTCATGAAACCAGTCATAATCCATTTTGTAATTATGTGCTTTTAACATTTCCAAAGTGACTTTTTTTAATCTATGGTAATCCAAAACAATTTCCAGTAGTTTTTCCGGGGCTTTGTATGATTCTGTCACTCCAATTAGTTGATCTATTTGCTTGTTAATATCCAATTTCTTGTCTCATCTCCTTACTTCAGTTCTAATAAACTTCTATTAACATCTATGATATAATTCTTTTTATCACCAATTACTTTCTCATACTCTGTTTTCCCTTGAAAGGAATCAATAACTACTTTCTCTCCTTGCTCCATTTCTTCATAGTTTTTCTTCCCATATCCATGAGGTAGCCAGCCTTTTTTCTGACTTCCAAAGATATTAAATTTTAATAACAAATCATCATCCTTAAACACCAAATGACAAGTTCCTTTTTTATAAAATGTTAAAGTAAAATATTTGCATTCAATGTTTTTAGTAATTCCTTGTGAAAAGCATTGTTCAATTCTCTTATTTAAATCAATACTTTCAATTTCCTTATAATTTAAGTAATTTAAAACCTTTTCTATATCTAAAAGCTTTCCAATAATATGGTAAGTTTCCATTCGATTATGCCAGCTAGACCAAGCATTCAACGGCATAATTACCTTTTTATTAATTTTATAAGCCTTATTTGTTTTCCAACCATTGTAATAATGTATGTTCTTTCCATAATCATCTCGATATGAATGTTGGTAAGATAATTTATCAAATAAAGATAAAATAGTTTCTTCTACAGATTTTACTAAGTTCCTATTTAATTCTTTTTGAATTTCCATAATATTGTATTCATTAAAATCATAGTCTTTCAATTCTTCAATTTTATTCCATAATTCATCTAAAATATTGCTTGTAAATAATTGTCTGAATTTATCACTACTAATTAGTTGTTTCCAGTATTTTTTACGAACAAGAGAAATAAAATCATTTATTTTATCGCTTTCATAACCATTTTCTCCTACTTTAACTGAAATTGAGTATCTTTCATATTTTACATCGAAATCACTTTTAAAAAATGGTTTAATTCGTTCATATTCTTTTAAAAATTCTACTCCAGCGTTTACTTCAAAATTATAATGCTCTATAATATTTTTTAAAAAATCATTATGCGTTACTTGCTTCGTTTCAAAACAATACTCTTTTTCTTTTTCTGCTTTTTTTAAATTCTTTAATAAATCACTTTCTTCAATTTTTTCTGGAATATTTAGATAAATTAAAGCTATCTCTACATTTGTACTTCTTTCTGCATTTTTAAATTCATCTTGCAAAAATTGAATTTCTGCATTATTTTCTTCTAATTGTCTTAGTAAATCTTTTCTATAAATTGTATATGGATTCTTAATGGTTTCTGCATTTAATAAACATACTATTTGTCCACCATATTTCTTTATAATAGAAATGGCTTTTAATAAATGCTTATCTCCATTATTAAAAGGTGGATTCATAATAATAATGTCATATTTCTTTTGGCTATAAAAACTTAAAAAATCATTATATACAACTCTATATTTTTTTTCTTTCAAGATACTTCTTAGCTCAGGTTGAATTTCAATGCAGTCTATGCTTAAATTCTTTCTACTGTATTTATTTTTATCTAACAAAACATCTAGTATATCTCCTTTCCCAGCAGATGGCTCCAAGATACTAAAATAATAGTCTTTCATATCTATTTTAGAAATCATCTTTTCTGCTAAATTACACGGAGTAGGATAAAAATCTTTATTAAACATCATTCCTCCTTAAATATAAAAGAGAGATTTTCTTCTCTCTTAATGTCCAAAAATTCTTTTTTGATTTTCTTCTGATAGTAAATGCACGCCCCAACTATTCTTTGCTATTGCCATATCAATTAGCCAAAAATTATCATAATAATCGACTAATATATCTATGCTCCATATTCCAGTCAAATTAAAAGTATTGTTTTTTAACGAATTTTGTAATTCTTCTTTAATTCTATCTTTATATTTTTCAAATTTGGATCCTTGTTCTTTTTTACCAAAGTCAAAAGAAATTTTTTGTTTTTCTGATAATCTTTCTTTAATGCTTGGATGCCAGTAATCTAAAACATCAAAAATTTCTTTTTTATCTATATCTACAAAGAAACGATATTCTAAATTTAATGGCATATTGTCATAAATATAATGCGAGGTAGAAATAGGAATCACTTCTCTTAAAACAACTTCTGTTGTAAAATCCACTCCATAACACATACCCGCATAATAAATCTGCTTTAATTTCTTAGCAAACTGGCAATGATGAGTAATAATACAATTATCAAATTGAAATTTATTAGAAAATAATCCATTTTTCATAAATAATGGCAATGGAGTATTTTCTTTTAAGGAATCCAACATAAAAGTATTTATTTTATTCTCTTCTGCTTCTGTCAAATTCCCATCGGTTAAAAGCAGTTCTAATATATCTTCCGGTAGATGGATAGTTTGATAATCTCCAATATTCATAGCTAATTTACTTTTATCAATTTTAGAAATCCAATGAGAATATACATTAGGATTATTCTTTTCTTTTTCTGTAATCTCTGCATAAAACTGTTTAAATGTTTGTTCTTTTATGTTTTCAATATCTATTAAATTCTCCATTATTTTTTCTCCTCTCTCAAATTAAAATATCGTTTCTTTAAAATTATGGTCCTTTAACCATTTTTTTGAAATCTCTTTTTCTTCTTCTGTTGTTGTAAGCATATGTAAACGAGCTTTATGTGCACCTGCTAATATTACAATCTCATCTTTTGGCATTGGAATTTTATACTTTAAGCAATATTTTCTTATTTTTTCCATATCTAAACTTTTAAGAGCTTCATCTCTATCTTTTTCCCATGTTTTTATAAAGTTCATTCTTTGCCCCTTTTTTCTATAATATTCAATATGTTTTCGTAATACTTTATTCTTTTATTCTCTACTTCTAAATCTTCCGGATAAAACCTCGCTGTTTTCTCCCAGTCGCGAAAACATTTTTCACAGCAATAATGATTTAATACCGGAATTAAATACCCAAAATCTGTACTTGAATTACAATGATCACAGATTCCAAACCCACCCCATAAAGTTGTTTTTATCGCTGGAATTTTATATACTGTCCAACCTACTTTTGTTTTAAATTTTTCAATCATTAATACTCCTCCTAGTAATCTACTATTTCAAACTCTTCTTCAAATTCCTTTTTTGTATAAGTTTCAAAATATCTATTTGAACCCATTACAATCCATTCATCAACATACACTCTATATCCGTAATCTCCAATATAGTTTCCATCTTCACTCACATAGCTTTTAAATCTAATGCCATTTTTGATATATTGCTCTATCTGTTTTTTAGATAACTTTCTCTTTTTACCATAATTTAGAAATTTAACAACTTCTCCAACATTATCTTTAGTAAAAAGAATTGCCTTTAATCTTTCATTTCTTCTCACTTCTCTTATCATACTTTTACCTTCATTTCTTCTATCGTTTTTTATCCAAAACTTTTTTTATTTATCAAATAAAAGGAGTTGTTCTTCCCATTGCTTAGGAATTTCCTCCTTTTCTCTATTTTTAAACTTACTCCGATATTTTCTTACCAATCCTCCTATTTTATTCAAGAACATTTCGTAATCTATTTTCGCCTCTAAGGATTGTACTAAAAACAAATTTACTTTTAACGTTTCTTCTAAATGAATTAAAAAATGACGATTAGCTTCTTCATTTACATCATCAATGTTAATTTCCTCTTTCTGCTCTTCTTTTTGCACATATGTACTTATAGATAAATTATAGTTGTTTTCTCGTATTTCTTCTAAAGAAACCATTCTTTCTAAGTTAAATTCACTATCCACAAATTTAATATCTGTAGTTACTTTATTCTTTCTATAAATAATCAAACAAGTCGCAATGTTAGTATCCTCAAATTTCTTTCCAGCTATATGAACAATTGTATCAATATAGTTATTCTCAATTAGCCACTTCCGAATTTCTCCCTCTTTATTTTTTCGATATAATATGCCTGGAAAATTCATTACTACCGCTATTCCATTTTCTTTCAACTTATGTAAAATATGCAAATTAAACATATAGTCAGCTTTACTTGCTGGAGATAATATTCCACAATCTTTAAATCTTTTATCCAATAACATTTCTTCATTAGGTTCATATTTTACAGAAAAGGGAGGATTCGCAAGAATAACTTTAAATTTCTTTTCTGAAAATTTATCTTCTTGGATAGTATCTCCAAGTTCTACATGAAAATGTGGAAAATTTTCTTTGATATATTCAATTGCGACAGGATTTATGTCTTGACCATATTTCTTAACTTCATCTCCAAATACAGATAGTAACGAACCATGTCCACAAGTTGGATCGTATACCTCATCAGTATCTATATCCACAAAACTTTTTAAAAATTCTGCTAATTCTGGTGGAGTATAAAATATTCCTTTAGAAGCAAACTCTTTTTTTATAGATTTAATATCATACCCCATTCATAGCCTCCACATATTGTTCTAAAACATCTTTTAACTCTTCAATTTCTATCTGAAAATCAGAAAACCATGAACCTGAGCATGAAATATGTAAAGTATTTTTTACATTCACAAATCCTCTAGGTATCAGCAAAATATACGGATCTTTTAACTCTGTTCCACGTTCTCTTTCTAAAAATATCACTGTAACATCTTGTTCTCCACTTACTCTTGCACACCAACAAATCGTTGTAGTATGTGGACGTATAGATGAATATTTAACATCAATTGTCAATCCTTTATACACAAAATCATAAATAGGATTATTCTTTTTCCAATATTTGTTGGCATCCACTGCCTCTGGAACTAATTTCTGAAACAATTCCTCCGCCTTTCCTCCTAAAGCATTTGCTCTTGTTCCGTATTTTATTTTATCCTGTATCTTTAAAACGCCATTTTTCATAAGCTTTATATGCGCTATTAATGGTGGCAATCCACTTCTTCGTACTGCTTCATGGAAATCGCCGCATTCTTTATAAATATCTACTATATCCATTATACAATTCCTTTCATTCTCTCAGCATAGTATTGATTCACTTTCATAATTCTACAAATTCCGCCTCTTTAACATAGAAAAAACTCGGCTCATATCCAAATTCTTTTTGAAATATCAGTATTGTTTCTCTTAGTCTATCTTCCAATATTTTTTTCTCTCCTTCTCTAAAGTAAAGCATATAATCTTCTGCCAATTCTTCCATTTCTTCATATGCACCTGCATTTAAACTATCAGTAACAATTTCGACAATATTTTTACATTTTTCTTTATAAGGCACTTCTATACCAACAAAAACCGATTTTGCACTCTTATCTGTCTTTCTTGCTTCTTCAATTGCTTCTTCTCTTGTGTCAAAACCACCATAATAGTTTTCTCCATTCCAACTAAAAGCCCACTTTATTTTATTTTCTTTCACATCAGTTAACTTTATCTTATGAAACTTTTCAAATTCTTCTTTGCTCCAAACTTGAAAAATATTCTTTGAAATTTTTACAAGATAATTTCCAAAATAAGCCGTAATCATTCCCACTGGATGTTCTATATAAAGCTTTTGCTTTTTGATAATATCCAATTTTGTTGTTTCTCTGTCTTCAACAAAACACATTTCAAAGGGTTCTCCGTCACAAATGAAATCTAGTATTTCATCAATGTTATCTTCTGTAAATTGTAAAGCTTCTACTTCTATATTTTGTGTATATTTCATTTCCTCACTCTCCTAATACCCATTTTAGTAATTTTATTTGAGATTGTAGTTTGTCTAAACGTTGCGAAGAATCATCTCCAACAAATTCATCTATTTTATGTTTAACTTCCTCAACTGTTCTCATCTTTTATCTCCCCTCTATAACTGTATATCCTAATGCTCTAAGGTCATTACATATTGGTCTGTATGTTCCATCTCCTCTGTTGAATAGATGTCCTATAATTGCATAATAAATTTTTCTTTGTTCTTCTTTGTTGTCTGTGATTTTATCTAAAGTTCTATCAATAGCTCTTTCTTTTGGTCGGATTACTCTATAATCTGGATGATCAGAATCTTCTTGTTCAAAAATATCCATATACATTTCAAAAATCTTTTTAATCTGGCTCATGTAAATTTCTTTCATCTTATTTTCTCATCAATTTCCTTTCCTAATTTTTTTAAGCATTCATCGCAAAGTACAATAACAGTTCCTCCGGACGATTCATCCGCTCTAACTTCTAATATATTTACATCTCCAACTTTATTACAGCCGTTACATCGGTTGTTATAAAATTTATATCTTGTTTTATGCTGTTCAATTTCACTGTTTCTTATAAGTTTTATCATCTATTCTTCCCACCTCGCTTTTATAATATTTTTTCAAACTTTTTAAAAAATACATTTGTGTTATAAACCCCATAAGTTCAAAATTTTTTATTTTTATGTTTTCCCCTCTTCTTCGAATAATCAAAGGTCTAAAAGTCCCATAGCCATAACACTTAGAGTATCCACCTTTCCAATGCGCAGTAAATTCCCTCTTCTTTCTCAATTTTCTAAGCTTTAACTTCATCATCTTCATGCCTCCAAGAAATAATATAAATTTCTACGTTATTTACTTCAAACTTGCTTACATCTGATATTTCTCTTTCAAAAGTTTCTCCAGTATCAGAATTCATAATTCTTAAAATAACATCCTCTTTCTTTATTTCTTCATTCATAATATCTTGTAAAATATATTCTCTATCGTCGCTTAATGTAAACAGTCTAACTGTATTACATTTTAATCCTGATTTTTCTTTTTCGTAAAACTCAGGGTAACTCTTAAAAGTGATTACTTGTTTCATTCAATAACCCCCTCTACACATTCTGGTTCTTTTTCTTTTGTATAACTTTCTAATTCATCTGCAATTTTTCTTAAATCGTTAGCTATTTTAGTTAAACCTTTTGTCATTTTTATATTGTTTTTAGGATTGTTAATAGCTAATAGCATACTTACATCTCTCCAGCGTTCTGCGATTTGGTCATTTAATTCCCATATGAAGCCTATTAAAGTTGTATTACAACCCAAATCGCTTTCAAAAGCTCTTTCTCTCATAAATTTATAGTGAGAAGTACTTTCAAACAGTTTTGATTGTTTCATTCTTCCACCTCCAATACTTCCCAACCTGAATCTAGAGTTTCCCAAACCCATTCTTCAAAGATTGCTTCTATTTTATCTTCGTTTTTGATAATTTCTTTTGCTTCTTCCTCTGAATATCCATAGTCTTTTAGCAAATCAATTGTTTCCTCAATCTTTGAACTTACATACCCTGTTGAAACGTGAAATTTTATTTTATATTTACTCATTTTCTTCCTCCTCTACCCATTTTGCTACATCACTAAGTCGCCAACCTGTTTTTTTGCAATTTTCACAATAAAATTTTCCATATTCTACATTGCAATCATCATCGCAACCGATAATGTTTTCGTTTTTATCCGCACTATAAATAATAAATCTACTTCTTGTAGGCTGATAAAAAGTATCGTTTCCACATTTTTTACACTTCCACATTATTTCTCCTCCTCTATCCAGTCGGCTATATTTTTAATATCATCAGAACCATCTTTATAATTTCCGCAGTTATTACATTCGATTATTGTTTCGTAGTCAGTTTCTTCTAATTCTTTTGGGTAACCGTTTTTATCATATCCTGAATATTTTTCGTATCCGCCTACAACTCTTTCAATAAAATCGGTGCTTCCACAGCATTTACATTTCCACATTATTTTCCTCCAACAATTCAGGATTTTCATAAATGTTTCCAACAACCTCAATTCTATCTTTTTGATTGCAACAATAAAAAGTTTCTTCAATATCTTCTAAATCAATGACGAATTCAGCTCTATTATTGACATATTTGACAACACCGTTTATTTTTATTCTTTCATCATGTAAAAAATGTGGAACTTTTACAATATCCCCCTCATAGATTTCAACTCCATTTTTATCCTTTATACCTGTGGATTGCATAAGCACAAATCTGTCTTTTTGGCTCTTTAGCCAACAACCTTTATGCTTATCAAAGAAAAGTACCATATCATCACAGATTTGATAATTTGTGATTTTTTTAGTTAATCCATCCCAAGCTCTAAATTTGATTTCTCTCATTCTGTAACCTCCTTTAGTACTTCCTTCATTCTCCCAAGTGCTTTTTTTGCTTGTTCTTTAGTTTTGAAGTAATTGCCAAAATTGTACCTGTTTGTATCATAGTCGTATTTATAATCAATAGCTGCTCGTACTTTTCCATGACTAGTTACAAAGAAATATTCTCCACCATATTCAGCTCTCCATCTTTTAGGTTTTTCATATTTTTCGTTGATGGCTTTTACTTTTTCTTTGATAATCTTTTTTTCTTTATTCGTACAGACAAAACAATCATCATCGTGTGATGAATCCATTCCTTTTATATATAAAAAATTGTCTAAGCATAAACAAGGGCCACTGCTAGACATTACCCTTATTTCGTCATCTTTAAACACTCCTCTTTCTAAAACATTTTCATTTTGTTTTGTAATTCTCCATGCCCATTTATCCCAAACAGGCATAAATTCTATTTCCAACACTGTTTCTTTTTCCATAATTCCTCCTAAAACTCTCCCTCTCTAAATTTTCTATAATATCTTTGACAAGTGCAAACAGACAATTCTAATTCTTCTGCGATTACATTCCAAGTAATGCCATTCTTTCTCTTTTCGCCAATGAGATGTAAGTTTTGTAGCACTTTTCCTTTTTTACTTCTCTTTTCAAATGGTCTGTTCTCTTCCTCTAATTTTTCAGTTGGTAGCAACCATTCAATCACCACATATTTATTCTTCTTTAATTTCAAAATAGAATACTTCGGCTTTTGCTGACATCTATTCTTTTTCAAACACATTTCTTGAGCTTCTTTCCAATTGTTAAAGGTTGCTATTTTCCTAAACTTTGTCTTTGTTTTCATCTTCTAACCTCCTTACAACGATATATGTTGTCGGCTTTGTTTCCTTTGTTGCAATCAAACGACTTTGAGTATATTCTCTTATCTCGAACTTTCCAACATCTTTACTGTTTAAAAATTTACAGTGTTCGATAGCTTTCTGTTTTTCTTTTCTAGGAAATTCACAAACATATTCATAATTTTTCATTTTTACACCTACTTCATTCCATACTTTAATAAAAAAAAAGACACTTAATCTTTTAAGTATCCTTTTTCCTTTAATTTTGTATGTATTATTTGTAATTTCTTTTCAGAAACTGGTTTTAAGTACTTTTTTCTTTCTGCTTTCGTTACAATCTCATGTTCAGAAAGTACAATTTCCTCATCTATCATAGTCATGAATAAAATAACTTTGTCACTCAATTCTTTTGCTTCTTTCTCTATTTTCTCTTTTCTTATAAAATGGTGTAATTTTGTAAATAAAATCATACTATAAGTCCAAGCTGCTAAAATCGTATTTAAAAATTCTTTATATTCAGGAAAATATTCATCTTCATAGGACATAACTCGAGTTTCTTTTCTTGTTTTATCTCGAATATTCTTTTCCATATGAATACTTTCTATCATTTTAATAATTTTTATTCTTGCAAAATCTGACATCTTAATTCCATTTTCTGTATATTTTTTAGATAACATATCACATAGATTTATCATTCTTCCTAACGCTATCTTATAATTAGCTTTTAAATACCCACCATTTTTAAATTCTTTCTTCCAAATTTCTCTATGTTCTTCTAAACAAGCTTTCATCTCTAACATACAAGCAGTAAAAATAAAAGCATTTTCAAGTTCTTTTGGAATTTGAATATCTCTTATTACAGGAATTTCTTTTTTCTCATTTATTTTTATTTCACGTTTTTCTTTTGGTTTTGCTCTTCTCATGAAATCACTTTCCTATATCTTTTTCCTTTTCCCATATTAAATCTTTCATATCCTTCTACTTCTTTTTCAAAAAGAAATGGATAAAATTTATGTTGCTCTGAAAAAAGAGATAGTATTTCTTCTTCCTCTATTTCATAAAGAATAATTGTAGAACGAAATCCTTTTTTCTGAATCCATGCTTTTTTCTTCTTATGGCTATATCCTCCAACAAAATCTCTAGAAAATAGATCAAGTCCAAATAATTCTTCTTCACGTTTTTTTCTATTTCTCATTTCTATACTCCTTTAATATATATATGGTATTTTTTTCATTTCTGTTGTTGTTGTTTTTATATTCAAAGCTCTCACAATTTCTGACATTTTGAATTTTTTACCGTATCTTTCATAAATTAGACATAATTCATAACTTTCTACAGGAGATGTTCTTAAAGCTTCGGAGTTCAATGTAAAATCTCTAAAGATTGTCTTTTTTAAGCTTATGATTTCTTCTCTCGTCATTTTTTACCTCCAAACTTTTTATATATTTTTCTTTTTTAAATCCTTTAAAATGCCATGGATACACCTTTTTTAGAGCAATTACTAAATTTACGCTTAACCATATTCCTTGTAAATGGTATCTTCGTTCAAATTCTTCTGCTCCAATCAAGTGAAATTCACTATGATGTTCTCCACATAATGAAATAAACCTTGTTTGTAGACCATCATCATGTTCATATCCAAAACTTCCAATCGGATCCCAGTGATGAAGTTCTACATTTTTTCTTCCACATACGGCACAAGTTTTATTTAACAAGCAAGCTAATACAAATCTACGAATATCAGGAACCACATCTCTAGCTTGCTTTCTTTTCATAAGTGGTCCTTTTCCCTCATGAATAATGAGATTTACTCCCATTTTAATAGAATGTTCTATAATAAATTGAATAAATTCTGTTGCAATTTCCATAGAACAAGCATTTTCTTTATGAGGAGAAATAGAAAAATATTCAATTTCTCTTTCATTACAAAATTCGTTCTCTAAAATTCCACGCATTTCTTCTCTTGTGTATCCAAGCAATTCTCCATATTCATGACATAATACCCATATAAGTCTATTTTGATCTATGGATAATCTATCAGTTAAAATCACTTGAACATCATTCTCTCGTATTTTTTTTACTAAACTCTTTATAAAATCAATACTATGTGTATTTGGAAGATAAAGTTTTATATCATCATCTTCAATTTTTAATTCGATGTTCATTGTAACATCCTTAATGGATTATTTTGTTGCATAGTTGCCATAACAGCTTCTATTTTATTTTGAAAATCTTTATTCTGAGGAATCATAGATTTACTCACTAACGCAATTCCAATAAACAAGCAATGTAATTCAATCATCTTATTTATATCCTCTGTGTTAATTCCCTCTTTGACTTTTGTTAAAAGTTCATTTAATTTATTTTCTACCTTATCTTCCATAAATACACACTCCTTTTAAATAGAAAAGCCACGATTTTTTCGTGGCTCATAAAAATATTTTATTATCTACAATTCTTGTGTCACATAAAATTCTCCTTTAGCTTCATAGGCTTTCATTTTATCGGTTAAGCCTGTTGCTTCTAATTGCTTTAGTCGATTGTCTAATTTCAACCTGTCTAATAACAACTGAGATTTTAGACTATTCAGAATTCCTTTCACCTCTCTCATGCCTTTTACAAATTCTTCCTCTCGAAAATCAATAACATCTATCTTCATCGGAAGTGTTTGTTGAGTATTCGCTAAAGAAGTTTCTAATTTTTCAATATACTGGATAACTGCTCTTCTTACGTACTTACTCTCTCGGACTAAGACTTGTTTGGCTTGAGATAGGGTTAAGATGAACATCGGTAATTTACGCCCTGTTTTGTCTTTATATTCACTGAGCGAAATTTTTCGCCCAGTGATTTCTTCTTCAAATTCATTACGTATTATACTGAGTAAATCTTTATGTCTTAAATCCTTCTTTTTTCCCTCTTCCTTGCGAAACAAATTTATCTGTTCTAATAACTCCAAACTTGTCATACTTTCTTTTGATACTAAATTATTCATTTTCTTTTCCTCCTATAAAAATTTGATTTATAGGAACAAAAATAGTATAATATCAGTGCTGGTAGTTATTACACTACTTGAGTTCCTTTACCTTACTTTTGATAATGAGTAGAGGAACTCTTTTTATTTACTTGATTTTTCTATTATTATTTTTTTATTCTCTTCATCAAAACTAATTTCCACCTCTCTTTCATCTTCATTCATTTTCATTTTTCTCATCCAAGGCATGGGTATATTGATTTTACAAGCCTTTCCATTTCCTGATTTATGAAAAAGTAATTTTCCTTTTCTTTTTTCCATAAAATTCCTCCTCATCAAGTAAGTACTTACATTATATTAGTATGTTACTTACTTGTCAAGTAAAATTTTTATATTACAAAAAGAGAGTTAAAAGCTCTATTGTTTAGTTTGGGATAGAGTTAAGATGAACATGTGTCTTTTCTCGCCTTTTTTGTCGGTATAATAGTTTTCCTTAACGCCGTAAATTTTTACGCCGTTAACTTCTTCTGAAAATTCATCTCTAATTACCTTTAAAAGATTAGAATATTCTAACTTAGTTTTCTTCCCCTCTTTCTCTCTGAAAAAATTTATTTGCTCTACCAATTCTAAACTAGTCATTTCATTTTGAATTTTTACATTCATGCTCTACCACCTATCTTCCATGCTATCGCTATAGCTTCTGACATGCTTTCAGTGTAGAATTTTAAACCGCATACTGTTACTTCCCATAGATTTTTCTTCTTTTTCATTCTCATAAAAAATACCTCCTTGAATTTTAAGGAGTTTCACAGTATAATAAAAGTGTTGAGCCGGTATATTATACTGGTATCTCCTAGTTTATTGCGTTAGTAATTTGCTAGGAGATTTTTTATTTCTTTTTCTGGATAATGACTTGTTGCCTTTCTTCATCATACATCACTTCAACTTCTCTTTCTTCTTGGGTTATCCCCATTTTTTTCAGAAGAGGAATTGATAGAGGTATTCTTGCACCCATGCCATTACCAGTCTTAGAAAAAGAAACTTTTAAAATTCTTTTTTCCATAACTTTTCTCCTCTATATTTATCACTAACGTAATTTCATTATATATTGTTAGTGATAAACTGTCAAGCATATTTTTTTATTACACTACAAAACCCCTAAAATTCAAGAGAGTATAAGGCACTTTTTATTTAGTTCTTTATCTTATTTGTGCTATAATCAAAAGAAACAATACAAGGAGAAAAGGCTATGAAAGAAAATTTTTCGTCTGACGATTTTGATGTTAATTCCATTGGAAAATCTTATTACACACAAGATTTTAATGGTTTGAAACTTTTAGAACAAATTACACAAAATTCTTCAATTTTACCTATCAATCAAGAAAAACAAATCAAAGAATTAGAAGATATAAATGCCAAACATTCTGATATGATTGAGAAAATGAAAGTCAGTATTCAAGACAATCGAGAAAGTTCAAAACGTTCTTTATATCTTGCAATACTTTCTATCATTATCGCTTGTATTGCTTTAGCTTTCTCAATCTATACACATTATTTTTGACTTTTCTCAATGATTGTCAAAACATTGAAAACAATACTTGCTAAAGATATTAAACATGCTAGAGCAGCAATATAATTTGCTGCGTCTGGCGAATCCCAAAAACTTTTTTTCTTCATTTTTTCCTCCTATCATTTTTTAAAACGGAAATTCTTCTTCATCTTCTGGAACTTCATTGTTTTTAGTTGTATTTTTACTTTCTTGCTTTACTGTTCCCTCTTCTTTCTTATTATTCAAGAAATCAAAGCTATCAACAATCACATCATAAGAAGTTCGCTTTTCTCCATTCGCTTCAAATTGATTCATTTGTAAATGCCCAGATACTCCTATTTGATGTCCTTTTTTAAAATATTCTCCAATCAGTTCCGCAGTTTTTCCAAAAGAAACACAATTGATGAAATCTGCCTGTTCCTTATCAAATGGTCTATTCACTGCTAAGGAAAATCTACAATAAGCTTTTCCACTTGCTCCAAATTTCACTTCCGGATCCTTTGTTAGTCGTCCAATCAAAGTAATTACATTCATTAAAATACCTCCAATGTTTTTACATATTTTTTCAATTTTCCAACAATTCTTTTTATTTCTTCTTTGTCAATTAAAGAATTGTCAGAATTGGAAGCGATTGTTCTCAATCGTCTCCCAACTTCTTCTACTTCCTCTCCAATATTATGTAAATTGTATTTTTTTATACTCTTTCCCATAATTACCTACTTTCCAAAAATACTTGCGATTTCATCATCAGAAGTATTTTGCTCAACTGCTTTTTCTTTCTTTGTTGGCTTTTCTTCCGTCACGACTTCTGCTTCTACCAGCTCATTTACATTTCTAGTTTCGGCTTCATTGATGACTTCTTCAGGAATAATCTTTTCAACCTCTGCACTATCATACATTCCTGAAAGTTCTTCTACAAAAGCTTCTCTTAAAGCTTGGGCTTTTGCTACTTTGGTAATCATTGTTACTGGTCTGTTTCCCCAGTTTGTATTCGGAGTTCCATCTTTTGTACGTCCAATGTATTCTTCAAAGTTTACATCAATTTTCACAGGATATTCCCAGTCTTTTCTATAAACTTCACACCAAGCTCCTACAATAGTTTCACTCTTTAGGAGAATACAATTATCTTTTTTAATCAATTCTCCATTTTCATTTTCTACATAAATTCCTACTTTCTTACCGTTGTATTTTTCATTCTTTACAGCTCTTCTTTCTAAAGCTTCTTTTGCAACAACCATGGTTGCTGGTTGAGAACTGTATTTTATTAAATAACAATCTTTTGTAAACGGATTTAAGTGTCTTGCTTTACATAGTTGCATAAAATAAACAACTTCTGAATCTGTAATGCTTCCATTCCCGTTTACGAGGTATTTTCTGACAAGTGCAGGCGATAATTTTACTTCCATTCCATCAACTTGGAACAACATTGTTCCTTTCTCTGTTTCTTTTTTTACTAAATTATTTTTTGCTTCCATTTTTTCCTCCTATTCTTGTATCATTTTATGTTGAATTCCTCTCTCTTCTAGGAATTCTTTTAATTCTTTTGCAGCTTCCAAACTACAATTTTCTATTTGTAAAGTAAAATTGTAATTTTTTACTGCTTTCTTAACTTCTTCTTTTTTTTCAGAAATATTTTGTGTTACTTCTGCTTCTGCTTGTTCTTCTTTTTCTTCTAATTTTTTATAATACTCTTTTCTTTCAAAATTACTTCTTGCTTCTTTTTCAATAACACTTGAAATATCAGACATTTCATATTCATCTGACATTAAGTATTGGAAACTAGAAATTTTCAGATTGATTTTATATTTATTATTTGCTTCCTCAATCTCTTTTTGAATTAAATCTGTTTTCTGTGCTTGAATTTTCTCTTTCATAGCTTGTGCGTCTTGTTGCAATTTTAACTGAGCTGCTCTTGCTTCTAAATCTGCAACAATATCTTTTTCTTTTGCAGTCTTATTCAAATACTTAGGAAGAATGTCAAGCTGATTCGCATAATAAGGATTTAATTCCACATTGTCTACAACATTTTGAATTAAGAGTTTGATTTCCTCCTCTTTTCCTTTCATTCTAGTTTCTTCAAAGACATCTAATTGAACTTTAATAGGACTAGATACTTTTACAACTAGTTCCGAAAGCTCTTTGCATTTGTCTTCAAACTTTTTAATTGGCTCTGACATCAACTTTTTTTGTTCTTTTCTGTAATCATCAATGCTTTTTGCCGTTTTATTTAAATCAGCTAAAGTTGATTTCATCTCTTTTTGGTTTTCTTCTGTAACAACTAAATCTTGATACTTTTCTAAATGCTCCTGAAGATTATTTTTAACTTCCTCAAAGTTAAATTCTAATACTGCTGGAACACAGGTTGTCGTTTGTATTTGCATTTTCTCACTCCTTTATATATTTTTAATTAAAAAAGGTGGAACATCAGATTTTAAACTTTCCCAAAATTCCACCTCTTTTTTTATAATGTAATTTATTTCATCTTCATCTCGCTTTATTCTATATTCTTTTAAAACAATATCATTTGACATTCTTAATCGTATTGCAGCTATCAAATAACAAGTTTCTAATCCACTAACTGCCAAATAATGTAAACATTGACAGTAGTAAGAATATGGGATTCCATCTTTCCATTCTTTCATATTCTGTGGCTCTGCGGATTTAATTTCAATAATACAATTCTCTCCGTCTACCACTCCGAAATAATCAAAATTCGCCCTCATAAATTCATATTCAGAATGACAATATGAATATTCAGGTTTTATTAATCTTACTCTTTCTAAATTAAAAGCTTCCCATAATCTAGCAATAGGATCTTCGGATTGATGTCCTCGTTCTGTAGCAGCATTTCCTTTAAAAGCAATTTTCTCTATCCCTTTTTTGTGCTTCCATAGCTGTACATTGTTCTTATACTTGTCATATCCAAGTATCGCACCAACATCAGACCCTCCTATTCCTAAATTTCTCAACTTAAGCCAATCTTCATGACTTAAATTATTAAGAGGAGCAACTTTTTTCATAGCAACTCCTCCTTTTTATAAAGCTTTGATTTCATATTCTAATGCAAGAATACTTTCTTTTCTTTCTTGCATTCTTTCTTTAATTTTTTTATACAAAGAATCATTCTTCTGAATTTCTTTTTCAAAATATTCCAATGATTCCAATCTCGCCTTTTCTTCCTTGTACTCTATAATCAAAGAAAAAGCTTTATCAATATTCCTTAATTCCATTTTTACCTCCTCATTCTATATCTATAAAAGCAACAATCCCTAATGCTACTATCACAATTCCGACAATAAAATAGTCCATTTACATCAGCCTCAATTCTTCTTTATAGTCATTCAGTTGTTTCTCTTTCAATTTTAAAAGTACATTTAAAAATTCTTCTCTTTGTTCTTCTTCAAAAGAGTTTTTTACTATATAAACAGCTTTCTTAAAATCAGTATTACTGGGTATAGATTCTCCTCTTATAATCTGTTGCATAAAATCAACTTCTTCTTTTAATACTTTAATATCTTTAATAATTTCTTCAATTATTTCAATGTTATCTAAATCCATCATTCCCTCCTATATATATTTATATCCAAAAACAAATCCGACCACCCCACAAACTCCTAAAATCCATTGAATGATGGTTGGAGTTTTCAAGCACATTAAGTTATAGCCTAATGTGATTGCTAGTGCAACCATGCCAATGATAGCCACACATATTAAAAATATTTCATTTTTTTTATTCATCTTCATTCTCCTCCTATCTCTTTTGTGATGACATAATCATCACAAATTTCGATCACTTCTTCAAATGTCCTGTAGTCATAACGTCGAAATCCGTTTGACCCGAACTTTCTGTTCACAACAATGTCTCCAATTTGAACTTCGCCAACATGTCCTTTTTGTAGCCATTGCTGTTGGTTATTGTTGTTTATAAATTTGTATTCTAACTTTTCTCCACGTCTTTTTGTTTGAATTCTCATATTATTACTCCTTTTTTTCTAACTGAGCTTTTAAAAACCAATAAGCTCTAGCGGTTACTTCTGCGTCATACAATGCTTGATGACGTTGTGAAACCTCTGGCTTTTCAATCAAATTCAATTCCGCTAATTTGTCTACACTGTCCATTTCGTATCCACATACTGCAAGTAATGCAGATACTTCAATTGGAGTATAAGGAGCATCCCATTCTCCAATATATCCGCCTGAAACTAATTCTTTAAAAAGATTCGCTTCAACTATATGCCCCATATGATACAAAACTGTATGACCGAAATCTTTACAATAATGTATATATCTCAATACAAACAACCTTAAGAGGTTGTCGTACGAAGAACAATGGAATATATTTTTATTTTCTTTTAAAGTAACTATCACATTTTCTTTCACCCAATCATTGTATTCTTTTGTTGGATCTATGTAACAAGCTTCCCATTTATCGATAACTTTTCCGTTTTCCTCAATGGTAAAACCTATAGAGATTGGTTCTCCCCATAGTCCATTACTTTCTACATCTAAACTCATAATTTTGTTGCTCAATTTTATATCTTTCATATTTAACACTCCTTTTTTTAATAAAAAGAGAGAATTTTACATTCTCTCTTTAATAGTTTTTTTTGTTAATTTTTCTAAGGTACTTCTACATTTTCTAACGTTGTTAGTGAAGTACCAACCATCTAGAAATCTAACATAAACATAATCAGGATTTCCAGTAAATTCCTCGATTTCTCGGATATGACTAAATACATACCCGTCTTCTTCATAAGAAACAGTATCTTTTATACCGTTTCCTAATGAACTAATATTTCCTAATTCTATTAGTTCATTTAATTTTTTATTGGAATTGAAACCATTTAAAAGTTTCATTCCTACATTTTCAAGATACCCGTCATATTGACAAGTGATACCTTGAAATTTCCCTTTTTCAAATTTCAATATTAAACATTTTGTTGACATATCCTCATCTCCTATTTTAAAAATTTAATGCAATCTTTCCATTCCATTCAATCTTTAAAAGTAAAGAACCTTTCTTCCTGCTCCGTTTCGTTACTCTGTCTTCCACCGAACGTATTGAATGTAGTTTGAAAGAAGTGTCTATCGCTGTAGTCTTTCTCTCACTTGCACTCGCTTACAAGTTCTTTTTGATGTATTCGATTGCCAATTTACATTTATTTTTATACGTTAATTACGTATAATGTTTTTAAAAAAATTTGTGAATTTGTTATTTCTTATTCACACTTTTATTATATACGTTTATGCCGTATATGTCAACACTTTTTTTTAAAAGTTTTACAAAAAACGTATATAGTATAGTATAATGTAAAAAAAAAGGGGTGAGTTTAATGGAAATTCGTATTCTTTTAAAAAAATTGAGAGAAAGCAGAAATTTGACAATAAAAGAATTATCTGAAAAAGCAAAAGTGGGTAATGGAACTATCGGAGATATAGAATCTGGGAGAAATACACCTAGAAAAACTACCCTTGAAAAATTGGCAAAAGCTCTAAATCTAAACTCAGATGAAAGAGTTGAATTATTTGCAACGTTAGTTCCATTAGATGTTAGTAAAAAAATAATTTCTTCAAAAAATTACAAATATGTAGAAGAAAATTCTATCAAATTTGAAAAAAAATTTCCTACCTATTTAAAAAATTTTATGTCCGAAAATAATTATGATATAACTTTTTTATGCAAAAAAATAAAAACTTCTGAAATTTTATTAAATAACTACTTATCAGGTATAGAAACACCTAATAACGATTTTATAGATAGTTTTATAAAAACTTTTAAAATATCTCGCATTGAAGCTGAACATATTAAAGCATATATTGACTACGACAATAACTTTAAGGATCCTTCAACTATTTCTAATATTGATTTTGAACTCAGTTATGAACTTATAGAAGTTCCTGTGTATTCAAGTGTTTCTGCTGGATATGGATATTCTCCTGAATCTCTTCCAATCAAATATGTATCTATCCCTAAAATTGACGGAGATATTATTGGAATTCGTGTTTCTGGAGACAGTATGGAAAAAACTATCTATGACGGAGATATTGTAATTGTAAAAAAAGATGTCGAAGTTAATATTGGTGATATTGGAGTATTTTTATTAAACAAAGAATTTGGAGATGGAGTAGTAAAAAGACTAGCTAAAAAAAATGGTGTTTTCGTTTTGGAAAGTGACAATCCTTACTACAAACCAATCGAAATAAAATCAAGTGAAGTTATAACTTGTGGCAAAGTTATTAAAATTATAAGAAGTTCAACTAATAAACAAAAAGATCCTTTCGTTGAATTATTTAACTCTTTATCAGCAGACAAACAACAAGATTTATTAAACTATGCAGAATTCTTAAAAAATAAAAAATAATTATAAAAAATAGAATAAAATATTCCAAAAATGTTCCCAAAATATTCCAATTTTTACTTATGTCAAGTCTTTTTTTATAAATATTAGTGTAAAATGATTATATAAGAATAAAAAAAATTATAAAGAGAGGTTTTTTATGAGGACAACAGGAGAAATTTTAAAACAAAAAAGAGAAATGCTGGGAATTACTGCTGAAAAATTAGGAGAACTAACAAAAGTTACTCAAGCATATGTCACAATGACTGAAAATAATGCAACAAAACCAAGTAAGGCATATTTAACTAATGTAAAAAAAATTTTACATATAACAGATTTAGAACAACATGAAATAGAAGAATACGAAGAATTTAGAAGATTACCAGAAAAAATTCAAAAGAAATTGATTTCACTAGACAAAAAAATGGATTCAAGAATTTCCACTCTTAACACAAGAGAACTCAATCAATACGAAGCCACTTTATCTCAAGCCTCATCATTCTTTGGAGATGAGAAAGTATCAGAAGAAGATAAGAAAAAATTGTTAGACGCCATGACAGAAATGTTTTTTATCGGAAAGGCTAAAAACAAACAAAAATACGCTAAAAATAAAACAAATAAAAAGTAGGTGTTTTCGTGAATATTAGGTTGAGAGTTAAGAATTTGATTGAACGGTGTGGTACAAGAAATATTTTTAAAATATGCAAAAAGCTTAATATTGAAGTAGTGTTTATGGAATTAGGAAACATCAAAGGGTTTTATAACTCTGCGGTTGGAAATAAATTTATAGCCATCAACGATAAATTGACTGAGTGGGAAATTAAGATTGTGTTAGCTCATGAGTTATGACATGCTCTCTTACATTGTGACAAAACAACACGATTTTTACTAGACCATACCAAAATAATTAGGACAGCAAAGCAAGAAAGAGAAGCGAATGAGTTTGCTGCTTATTTGTTAGAAGGTATTTTGGGAGAAGAATATGTTCCTGATAAAGAGTTATTTTTAAAAAAAGAAATATTAGAAGAAATCAAAGAATACTTAGGATAGAAACTAAAATTATACAAAGTTAAGAGGGAGAAAGGATAGAAGTGGAAACCATTGAAATAAACGGTCACACAGGAGGAAAAAGCATTAAAATTTGGGACGATATTTATTGTTTGTTTACGAAAAATAAAGTCATTGAATTAAAGAAAGTAGTATATAAAGCACATTCTTTTTATATAAGAAAAATAGCGGAAAATGATAAAACAGTAACTTATCAAATTTATGTTGATGAAGGTATCGAATATGAACTAAATGTTTTTCTTCATGAAATATACCGAAACACTGAAAGTATGTTTTGTGAATATTTTATTGAACCGGTTAATGAAGAAATAGATTTTTCAGAAAAACCAAGTTTAAAGCTTATTGTTACTAAGTGAAAAAAATTGAGGTATCAAAATAGAATGAACATGGTTGCTTTTTGTTGAATGGATTTATTAAAATATAAAATTTTAAGGAAGATAACATGAAAAAAAATATACATAAATTAACAGCACCAATAAAAATAAGAAATGATTTTTTTACTTATGAAACAATTGCCATTTTTTTTGATAAAATTCAAAAATTATCAAACGTTTTAGGAGAGAACGTTGTACATTTTGATTACTCTGAAACAATTCAGATTGATGGCAACATGGTTGTTTTTTTAGATATGATAAAAAGATATCATTTTGAAAAATTAGGTCAAAGTACATTCAGTGGTTTCAATGATGAAATTAAAAATTTGTTATGTAGAAATCGATATCTTAATAATTCACCTGAAAAACTTGTATCTGAAGAAGAAATACTTCAAGACAGAAAAAAAACAACAGTGCAATTTGCAAGACATGAAATAAAAAGAATAGAAAAAGAAGAAGAAGAAAAGACTACTGAAAAATTTTGCGATTATATGTTGACAGAAGTTATTTCTCATTACAGATTTGATGGTGTCTCTGAAATAATAAAAAATAAAATTTTAGAATGTACTACAGAATTATGTGCAAATGTTATACAACATACAAACTCTAGTTTTATATCAACTTGTGGTCAGTTTTTTCCAGTTTCTCGAAAATTTATCTTTTCTATGTCTAATCTAGGCGAAACTTTTTATGATAATATCAATTCATTTATAAAGAAAAATGACGATATTGATTGTATAAAGTGGGCATTAAAAAATAGTCATACTACGAAAACTACATCTGGTGGACTCGGATTGTATACACTTTTTCGTTTTATGCACAAAATAGAGGGAAAAATTCAAATAATTAGTGGAAAAGGATTTTATGAAGCAGCTTTTTATTCTAAAAATGGAGATATAAAAAAAAGAGAAGTTATGAAAAATCTTACATATAAAATTCCGGGAACAATTATTACAATAATTATTGACTTAAAGAAAAAAATACATTATTATTATTAAAAGAGGAGGGATAACGATGAAAATTAAAGTTTTTGAAATTATCGGTGGACAATTTGCTGTTTCTGCAGAAAAAGGTAAAACTCTTTATGATAGCATTGTAAAAAACATTTCATTAGGGGAAATTCCAATAATTCTAGATTTTGAAGGAATCGAAATGACAATTTCAACATTTTTCAATTTAGCATATGGCGAATTATTTAAAGATTATACTGAAGAAGAAGTTGAAAAATTAGTTAAATTTGAAAATGCAAAAGAAATTTCTTTAAGTCAAATAAAGCAAGTAAAAATAAACGCTTTAAAACTGTATAGAAGAGGAGTTGATTAAAAGTATGAAAATATCACACATCTCCTCTCATCAAGTCCAACCTACAAAAAAATATATTTTTGATACAAATATCTGGCTGTATTTATTACCCTTACAAAGGAACCAAAGTGGATATCATCAAAATAATGCAGCTCTTTACTCTTCATTATTATCTAACATCTTATCAAATGGTTGCAAAATTGCTATTTTGTCCATAGAAGTTTCCGAAATATTTAATGTATATTTGAGGGAAAGGGGTAAATTTTTTTTAAATTCACAGAACAAGCAATACAGTTCTCGTAATTATAAAAGGATTTACAGAAAAAGTCAAAGTTTTATAAATGATAAAAATTATATAGCTAGTGAAATTTCACAAAACATATTAACATTTTGCTCAAAAGTAGATGATAATTTTTCAGTCCTTTCAAACAATTGTATGTTAGGAAATGGCATTATGGCCTTCGATTTCAATGATAATTATTTATTGAATTTTTGTGAATTAGAAAATTATGTTTTTGTTAGCCATGACAAAGACTGTCAAAATATTAGTTATCAAAATTTGAATTTAGAAGTAGTTACAGCAAATATCTAGCCCCACACTCGTGGGGTTTTTATTTTCTACCAAAACAGGTTTTATGACCTGTTTTTTTATTATAATTTTATGCTTTTTTCTAAAAAATGAAAAAATTTACATTCGTTATTGACTAATACGTCAAAAACGTATATAATATTTCTAACAAAGGAGTAAAAAAATGAAATTTGGAGAAAAATTGTATAAAAAAATAGAAATATGTCTAATTAGAGGAAACGTGAGTAAAGCTAAAGTTGCAAAAGCATTAGGTATTACTCCTACTACTCTTTCTAGACAATTTAAGACATTAAAAGAAGAAGATCATATTTCTACTGTAACCCTAAAAAAAATAGAAGAGTTAACAGGAGAAAAAATTTTTATTCTTTAAATACGTTTTATTCGTATTTAAAGATATTCAGAATAGAAAAAGGAGCAGGAAGTGGAAAATTTTAAACATGTTTTCTTACTCCAAAAATTTTATTTACATTGTAACTTTTTGGAGTAAGAAATTCAATAAATATTGACTAACTAAAAATGGGTTACACTTCCCAATAATAAAAAGTGCCTCTCCTTACACTAGACAAGTTAGACTTCTTGTAAAAAAGTCATCATTTGGAAGTATCGCCTAATGGTATGGCAACAGATTGCTAATCTGTGAGGATAATTCCTTTACAAGTTCAATTCTTGTTACTTCCGCCATTTATGGGAACATAGTTTAATTTGGAAATAGCACCTTGCTAGATTTAGTCATAAATTTTCAGGCTAAGTTGTTTAACCCAAGGAGAGTGCAAGTTCGAGCCTTGCTGTTCCCGTCATATCGATATTGACAAATCACTACCGGATTTATTCGAGTGTTTGCAGTCGTCAAGAATTACGAGGATTGTTTTGTACGAATAAAGGGTTACCGTGCGAATCCGAAAACGGAATGATAAAGTCCTTAACACACGAGCAAACGGCTCTCTCTTAACGAGTGATACTTGCGAGGAAAACTCGGACCATTGAATAGCTAGAGAGAAATGGAAGCAGTGGACCAGGTTAAGGACGCTTTAATATGAGAGTAGTGGTGTAGGTAGCTCCGGGAAGTTCAATTCTTCCGACTATCTTTACAAAGTCTTTTTTCCAAGTTCAATAGACTTTAAGCAAAAACTTGGTTCAATGTTGCAACAGGGCAAACAGAGTCTCAGAATGAGGTAAGTATTTGTACGAGCATTCTCTCGTTTTGCCCCTTGAATTGGTAGCTCCTTAGTTGTGTTTACATGACATTTCCTTTTATTTTCTAAGTATAAATCCCTATTTTTAATAAAAGGAGCTACTGATTGAAGTTAAATTATTTGCATTTTGTTGACCTCAACAAAATCGTGTTGCCGACATCAGAAAAACTATTTTACCGACGTCGGTCAAATAGTTAGAAACTATTAGTTATTTACACTTATGTTTAAAAAGTGTTGAGTAAAGCTGAGTAGCGTTGAGTTTATGAACTGTCGACAAATAATCGACAGTTGGATATATATTTATGAGAATCTTGCGTTATTCGTGAGATATTTGTGAGATTTTTCTTTTAAAAGATAAAAAAAGTATTGAAAATAAAAAAAAATATCTTGCGTTATTCGTGAGAAAATCATGCGAAAAGTTTTCGTACGTATTCGCGTCCATTCGTATTTTCTTCATTTTTTTATTGCAAACAAAAGAAAAATTATTCGCACAGTTTCGTATAGTCCAGAAAAATGTAAAAAACTGTACTATAAAAATTCATAGTTCAGTTTTTTAAAAAAAACCGTTCTATAAAAAAAATTTTAAATATAAAAAAGCCAATTTTTATATTTAAGAACTCAAAACTTACTAGAAACAAATATGAGATCCCTCGAATTGAAGTTTTGAACACTTTGCCGACGTCGGGAAGATGATTGCTTAAATATAGAAATCAGTCTTTTTATATTTAACTACTCGAAACTTACTAAAAACAAATATGAAATACTAGAAGTTTAATAACAAGGAGGAAGAAATGGAATTATTAGAAGCGATTAGAAAAAACAATGAAAAGTTGCAAGAACAAAATGAAAGTATAAGAAAAGAGTGTGAAGAGCTACGTGTTAAAGCAGAATTATTAACTTCTCTATTGCACATTGTGCCTACAAAACTTTTATGTGAAGAATTAAAAAGAAGATGTGGTCAAGATTTTATAGAGGTAGAAAGAACTGAAAAAATTTTTATTTCCACTAAAAAAGGTATTACTGAAACGAGCAGTAAGGACATTATCCTGATGTTAAGAAAAGAAGACATTAAGTTTTAACGGCTAGTTGCAATATGATTTTTAATTTTATTTGAAATTAGCCTTATCTATTAACAACAAAATTTGAACTTTATTATCCAAAAAATGTATGTCAAAATTTTTTGCGTTTAGTTCGATCTTTTCGGTAAGGCTTATTTCTTCCCAATTAATCTTCTTGGTAAAAACTATATACAATTGTTTTGATGAGTAAAAATAATTTTTAATAAAACTTTTTAAATCTTCTACTATATTATTTTTATCTATCTCAAATTCAATTAGTGTTTTATCTTTGTAAAAATTTTCGTTAAATTCCTCGGGAACAAATCCAGTAACAAAAGTTTTTTCTATAAGAAAATTGATTTTAGTATTTTGAAATTTTAACAAAAATTCTGGTTTTTCTTTTACAAGTTTTTCATCAATTAAGTGACTTTTCATAATCGCTCCTTTCACAACTAGCCGATTAAAATTATATCATAAAAACTTTGTTGTTTGAATTGGCAATTCCCCCTCGTAGCCTTGACAAGCTCTGAGGGATTAGGAATTGCTTATTGAAACAATAAAGAGAGAGTATTAGTCAAGGCTCTCCGAAATTTAAGGAGGTAAAAAATGGGAAGAAGAAATTATTTGTTAGAAACAGAAATGACTTTAAAAGCAAAAGGGTTACTAGCTTTGATGTTAGACTTACCCGGTAACTATTGGGCTTCTATTTGTATTCTAAAAAAATATTGCAAAGAAAGCACTCAAACAATAAAAAAAACTTTAAAAGAATTAGAAGAATTCGGTTATCTGAAAATTGACAAAAAAATAAAAAAATGGGAAATTTCAGTAACTCCATTTCCACAAGAGCAAGAGTGTGATGTCAAATGAAATATACAATACATGGATATAAGCAAGAAAAATTGTATGAAAATGGCTTAGACAATGATGACGCATTAATATTAAGGGTTTTATCTGATATGTATTCTAGCGGAAGCAAAAAAATACATTTCAAAATAATAGATCAAGAAAAATATATGTGGATTACTTATGAATATTTACTTGAGCAAATCATTGTTATTGGAAGCAAAAATAAACTAATCAGAAGAATTGATAATCTTATCACAAAAAACATTTTAAAAAAATACCTAGAAACTTCAAAAAATGGTGTAAAAGGAAGATTTTTATATGTTTGTTTTTCTGAAAAACACGCTATACTTACAGACTATGATGACACTAAAGAGCAATTTTCTAAAAATGAAAAAGAAAGAAGTAAAAACACCAAAACTCAAAATGATATTACGCCAAATGAACCAAAACCCATTTCGAGTATGACCAAAACTCAAAATGATATTACGCCAAATGAACCAAAACCCATTTCGAGTATGACCAAAACTCAAAATGATATTACGCCAAATGAACCAAAACCCATTTCGAGTATGACCAAAACTCAAAATGAGTATGACCAAAACCCAAAACGAGTTAACAAAGATTCTACTATAAATTATTCATCTATAAACTATTCTTCTATAAAAAAAAATAAAGAAACTACTACTAACGTAGTAGTAAAGAAAGAAAAAAGTCTGTACAAGCAAGAAGATGCTTCTGCGTTGCAAGCAGAAGCGGAAGCGTTAATATCAAATTCTGCTTATGACAACAAAATAAAACACCTACTAAGTCATTGGTGGTTTAAAGAAAAACCATATTTTATCAAGAAAAAGCTAAAATCAAATTCTAGTTTAAAGAGCATACTAAAACTAGATTTTATTTTAAATCACAGGTATTTTGAAGAATTTATAAAATGGATTACTGAAAAAGAATGGCAAACAATAGAAGCTCGTTATTTTGAAGTTTTCTTACAAAACAAAAAAGCAGAAGAAAGAATAAAAAATCCTCCAAAGTCATATGTTGAAAGAAAACAAGAAGAAGAAAAAGAAAAAAATCTAGACAATCTTCTCAAAGGAGCTGTGAACATATGACAATGATTGAATTTTTAGATTCCTTTGGAATACCTTACAAATTCAAAGGAGATGAAGCAGTATTTGAATTATGTCCTTTCTGTAAGCACGAACACAGTAAAAACAGATTCTTAGTAAACACTAAGACTGGAGCTTATATCTGCAACAGACAAAATAGTTGTGGAGTAAAAGGACATTTTAAATGGGATTCTCTACCCAAAACTAAAGAAAAAAAAGAGCAAAAAGAATACGTTACTTTACGAATGGCAGATTTTAATCAAGATTTTACGCAAGAAATGCTTGATTACATGGCTGGAAGAGGAATTAGCAAAGAAACTTTAATAAATTCAAAGATTTTTAATCGTAATGGAAGATTCTGCTTTTTCTACGTTGGAGAAGATGAAGCAGGAACTTGTATTGGAGTAAAATACAGAACCATTGATAAAAAAATATCTGCTGCAAAAGGTTCTGTTATGAATTTATTAAACTGGAGATTAGTTCCAAAAGATTCAAAAGAGCTCTATATTGTTGAAGGAGAAGTGGATCTTCTGTCTCTCTTAGAAATCGGAATTAAGAATGTCGTATCTGTTCCAAATGGAGCTGGAAGTCATGATTGGATTGATTATCATTACGAATGGTTGGAAAAATTTAAAAAAATTATTTTAATCATGGACAATGATGAAGCAGGAAAAAAAGGAATAAAAGCTATTTATGACAGATTAAAGCATTCTGAAATTGAAATCAAGAAAATCAATTTGTTATTCTACAAAGATCCAAATGAAATTCTAATGGACGAATCTGGAAGAATGAAATTAAAAAAAATTCTTGAAACAGGAGAAGAGGACATTATGGAACCTAAGATGATGGATATTTCAGATGTTCACTGTGATACTGATGATGAATATTATTCTTGGGGAGATGACGCTTTT